CTGCAAACCAAAGGAATTACCTTTCAGGTACAACAACGAGCTAGTCGAGACAGCTCACGTGCCTATTTAACGTCAGTGCAATGACGATCCCGCTTTTAAGTTAAAGCTTAACTCACTTGATCGAGTATAACTCAAGATCCTGATTTCATCTGACGCTGAAAGCGCATGAATCCTGTTGACGTTATCCCTGAGGGCGTTTTCCGCAAGCATCTAGCAATGAAGCTACACACAATGCGGATACATGAGTCTGTATGCACAGGAAGCGCTAGAGAGCGCATCAGATTTCTCGCACAGCGAGAAACGCAGGGTCATCGGAGTACGGGCGCTGGGTAAAGCCTCGAGTGATGAGATTGTCTGAGAGTGGAATCCTCTCAGGCAATCTCCTCATTCGACGCTCAATGCGTCCACGTAATGCATAAGATGTAGTCATCATGCAATCTCCATCCTTCTCCGGGCCATAGGCATCCCAGAGAACATCCTGCGTACGGCCAAGCTCTGAATGTTCAAGAGCGTGCAAAACGGTAAAACCATTTGCACCAGGCCGAAGCTTCTCGCGAGGAAGCAACACACCACGATACAGCATACGACGACCTTGGATACGCGAAAGGTCGTGGAGTGGCTTTGAAACATGCCCATCTCCAATGTATAACTTTCCCGCTTTGGAAAGTTCAGTACCCGCGTCGCACAACAAATTGGCGACAATCTTCTGGGTTCGACTGTAAGTGGCCTTCTCACTAGGGATCATTCCTAATCCGTAGAACTCACGTGGCGCGTGATATGAGAAGAATCCATCTGCTGAAGCATGACGCAGATGCTCACGATGAATCGAGTGAAAACGACGAATTGCGCGTTCACGATTCAGAGCACCGGCCACAGCCTCAGGCTGAAGCGAGAAAAGAGGTTGATAAGTCCCTCCAGACTCTCCTTCCACAGCAGGCCTTTTCGCAACCTTCGATTGACCGTGTAACAAACCGGTATTGAAGAAGGGCAAATACTCAAATTCACAGAGTTTTGTCTCGGCAAAGTCAGATCGCTTCCGAGCGATCCAGGGTTGAGAATTAATAAAAATCTTGTTTTCATGGGCGAAGTTCTTCCCAACAGATTTCTCAAACCCGGCATTCTCGATGTGGTCACACCAAGTAGCATATCGACTTCGCTCCGTGCGAAAAAGGATGTCATCGCCATTGACAAGGACCGGTATCTTACGGTAGTCCTCAATGTGCGGAAAGAGTGCTTGCCAAGCAACACAGAAATTCACTATGCAGAGAATTGGAAAGGACAGGGTCGAACCCATCAACTGACCATTCAATTGCTGACACTCCGATAGATCACCATCGTAGTTCAGTGCTGCAGCGACCATTTTGCATGGATATTTGACGCGATGCGGTTTGATACAAGCATCTAGCGTACAAGCAAATTGGTTGACAAAGGACTGTTGGTAACCTTCTTTCATGAGCGAAGCTCGAAGGTGTTCCATCATGATTTCGTGACAAGCTACAGTCAAACGAATATCAATTTTATCGGTTGCGGCTGAATAATCGCCTGAAACCCAAACAGTCTCTTCACCTCGATACGAATGTCCCTGATAAAGACCATGCTCGTTGCTGAGCCGATCTAGGAACTTGAGGTGCCACTTCTCCAGTGGTTGTCCACATAGTGAAAATTGCGGAATATTTCGAAGGAAAGAATGAATGTCCTTCTGGAAACAGCGAGATACCCAATACGGGCGTGATTCTCCAGCTGTCACAGTGCGAACCTTTGCAGGCTCAAGCACAGCGGCGACGCGACAATAGATACTGTCAGGTCCGTCGTCAATTCCAGAATCCTTCGAAAAGTGCAATTCGGGGTCGAGTCCGTACTTACGGAAAATCTCGTCGCGACTAGTTGCGGCCTGCCACTTATAAGCAAGAAGGGCAGCACCGACATCGTCAACGATATCGTGAAACACCGGAACCTGATCCTCGTCAGGAAGATTCCTTCTGTAGGCAAACAGCCTCAGTTCAATGTCA